ACCACTTATTAAAGCAGTACAAGAGCTCACAGCGAGAGTTAAAGCACTAGAAGAGATTTAAGACATGTCATATAAATACAATGTCTTAAACGATAACCCACTTGCGTTTTACTTGCTAGATGAAGTTCGTTCTGGAGAAGCTGGAGTATACAGTAACTTAACAACACTATATTCAACTTATCAGGATTTGAAGGATAATGGTGTTTCGTATGCGGCTGTTAGCGGTCTTCCAATAATTGATTACTCTGGTAATGGCATGGAAGGGTATGCAATTAATACTTCCGACATGGAAGTTTTGCCTATCATAGGCGCGGGAGTAAGAGGAACTGAAATAAATGAAAATACACAAATAAGCCTAAAAGCATTGGGAGTTGCAAACAATAAAAATCCAGACGGAGCATTTTCATTTGAAATATGGTTTAGTCCAGATAGATCTGACTCAGAAGAATACCTAATACTAGGAGATGCCTTAAATTCAATAGGCCTATTTTATAGCAATGAAAATGTTATTTTTAAATGCAATGAGTCAGAAAGCGTATGGCACAAAATTACAAAAAATAAAGTCATTCATACCGTAGGAGTGTTTTCAAAAGACAAAATTTCTTTATACGTAAATGGAGAAATGGTATCAGACAAGTTTGTTACCCCAGGGTTTAAGTTTACAAATGAAAGTCTAAACTTAGCTATAGGCCCAGCCAATACAAATAAAAAATTTATAGTAGACTGTGCAGCAGTCTATGGATATGAGCTCGATGACTCAAGAGTATTAAATCATTACAGGCAGGGATATAAAGAAACAAAGTATTCACAAATAGTATATACAAAAAATGGAATGCTGTTCTCATTAAATTTATCTTCAGTTAGACCAGATGTTTCTTATAGATACCCAGGGATAAAATCTCTGGACCAGCTTGCATCTGAAGACGCATATTATAATGCAGAAGAAGGCAGGATAGAATTTGCTAAAACTGAAACAGCAGAAGCAAAATTATTTACCTTCGAAGAAAGACTATACGTCCCAAATCCAGAAAGCATAGACTCATCAAGAATTATATACGGACAAGACGTAGACAATATTTTGATTGAAATAAAGGTACCAGATCAAGATTGGGCGGTGTGCCAAAATAATTCACCACTACCCTACTACAATAAAAATGAAAATCTTAACAGCCCGATATTTGATATAAGAGTTACAATGAGTACAGACGACTCTTCATTTGATCTACCCTATTTTGATAAACTAGAGATTGATATGTATTCAAATAAAGATTTGTATGCAGACAATTCTGGAGCTAGAATATATTCAGATTATGACTATTCAGTAGGTCAATATAATTATCCAGTAAGAATGCAGAACAAGTATAATGGACTATCAATGAATAATGGACACGGATTTTCCGTAGATTTGCCAATAGAGCCAACGACTATTGAAATGTTCTTTACTCCAACAGGCTCACAAAATGTTTTGTTTTCATCAGACTCATCCTATATTAAATGGTCAGCAGATGGCACATTAACAAAAAGCGGGATCGATAAGATATACGTAAATGGAATAGATAGAACATCAGCAACAAATAAGTCGACATTCTTGCTAAATGATATATCTCATCACATTCTTGTAGTATTAGATGACCCAGCCAGCAATATTAAGTTTAATCAAAATCAATTAGACACAGAATATGGTTCTGCAAATACATATAGCAATATAGCTTTTTATGAGCAAGCCTTCACATCTTCAGAGGCATTGGATAATTATAGGCTGTATTGCTCAGATACCTCAGTTGTGGTCGAAAATCCAGCTATCGTAATATCTGAAAGCAGCACTGGCTTGGACGAAACTGCCTACTTCATTAGATCATTTGACGATCAAAGCGTATAATTTTAAAAAAAATGTCCTAACGCCGTACATTTGGATGGACTTTTACTAAGAATAATGGTAAACTATTTAACATATGGACATCTTAAATCAAAAAAGCCAAATAATCGAGGAAACAACTCTCGGAATATACGTATGGGAAATGCCAGACGGACGATGGATTGGCGACGATGACGGTAACTTTCTTTCAATAACTTCTAAAAAGGGAAACCGTGCTAGGATGGCACTGCTAGCAGATGCAGTAAGACACTATGGAATTTATGAGGGACAGCCTAAGTTTTTGTCTGGAAGAAGAAAAATTGACGACGAAGAGTTTGAGTACCAAAATCAAAGACTTAAGTGGGGTCTAACACCAGACACCCTTGATATCGGAGAATACAAAGATTCAGTTCTGCGAGGGGGATCAGTAACATGACACAATTCTTAGAAGACGGCCCAGAAGATACATACGAAGTTTCTGTAAAAAACAGCTCAGATCTTTTTTCATTTAAAAAAGAAAAAGAACACGTAGACCCATTTGCAGTAGGTATCGATGAGCTAAAAAAAATAAGAGGCTTGGGAACTAATTTTAAAAGAAAAGTAAACAGAGATTTTGCAAAATCATTTACTGGTAAAGATGGTGCGGCAACACAACAGAACCTTCTTCAGCAAGCGGTAACTGGATATGCTATGTTTGACCTTGTTCAGCCAATATATAATCTAGAGTATTTATCTCAGATTTATGAAGTATCAACATATAACTATGCTGCGATAAATGCAAAGGTTGCAAACATCGTGGGGCTTGGATATTCATTTACTGAGACAAGAAAAACTAATGATGCTATAGATGCGATAACAGATACCAAGCAATTAGATAGAGCTAGAAGAAAGCTAAATAAATTAAAGCAAGATCTTCAAGAGTGGCTTGATACCACTAATGATGAAGATACATTTACTGAAACTTTAATAAAGGTTTATACCGATTTGGAAGCTACAGGAAACGGCTATATTGAAATTGGTAGAACAACAGCAGGAGATATCGGATATATCGGACATATCCCAGCAAAGACAATGAGAGTAAGAAGACTTCGTGATGGTTTCATGCAGTTGCTTTATGGCAAGGCTGTATTCTTTAGAAACTTTGGAGACATAGAAACTCCTAATCCAATTGGTGACGTTGAAGATAGACCAAATGAAATTATTCACCTAAAAAAGTACACCCCAATGAACAACTATTATGGAATTCCAGATATTGTTGCTGCACAAATGTCACTGGCTGGTAATGAATTTGCTGGAAGATATAACCTAGATTACTTTGAGAATAAAGCGGTACCAAGATATATAATTACAGTAAAAGGTGCAAAGCTTTCTCCAGAGTCAGAAAGAAAGCTGCTAGAATTTTTCCAGGTTGGACTCAAGGGCAAAAACCATAGATCACTTTATATCCCACTTCCAGCGGATACTCCAGACAATAAAGTTGAATTTAAAATGGAACCAGTTGAGGCTGGCGCTCAAGAATCATCATTTAATATTTATAGACAGTCTAACAGAGATGAAATTCTCTTGGCTCACCGTGTGCCAATTAATAAAATTGGAACTCCAGAGGGAGTAAATTTAGCAGTTGCAAGAGACGCAGACAAAACATTTAAAGAGCAGGTTTGCCGTCCAGCACAAATGAGACTAGAAAAAAGAATTAATGCAATAATTGAAGAAAAGACTGACGCTCTAAAAATTAAATTTGAAGAGCTTACATTGACTGATGAAGATACGCAATCTCAGATAGATGAAAGATATCTTAGAATGCAGGTAATTACCCCTAATGAAGTTAGAATTAGAAAGGGTATGATTCCAGTAGATGGCGGAGACGAAATGGTAGATTTAAGGCCACAGCAGGCAGCCGATCAAAAAGCAACCGCTGGTAAAACTAGAGCCAGGGATTCAGAAAGATCCGCAGCTTCTTCCGATAAAGTCGGAGAAGGAAGAAATGCAAAAGGCGACGGAAGCAGAGTCGACTAAATCCAATCAACTACGATTTGCCTTTTTAGATAGATAAGTATAAAATTAAGCATATGAACATCGAAAAAAGTCAGTGGTCTTCTGACGGCCAAAACCTTCATTTATCTGTTCCTTTTACAAAAGTAAACAGGGAGAATAGAACCGTGTCTGGATTTGCAACTCTAGATAACGTAGACCAAACTGGTGACGTAGTAACAGCAGAGGCAAGCCTAAAAGCATTCGAAGCATTTAGAGGAAACCTCAGAGAAATGCATCAGCCACTTGCAGTAGGTAAGGTTGTTTCATTTAAGCCAGAGACTTACTACGATCAAAAATCAAAAGAATTTTACAACGGAGTTTACGTAACTTCATACATCTCAAAAGGCGCACAAGATACATGGGAAAAAGTTCTCGATGGAACACTTTCTGGATTTTCAATTGGCGGCAAGATTAAAGACTCAGACAACGAAATAAATAAAGCAACAGGAGAGTCTGTACGATTCATTAAAGACTACGACCTTGTAGAACTTTCAATTGTAGACTCACCAGCAAATGAAATGTGCAATATTATTTCAATAGAAAAAATGAACGGTCAACTTATTTTTAAAGGAATGGCAGCAGATGTTGTCACAGAAAATATTTTTTATTGCGAAGATAGCGACTCTGTTTTCATCTCGACAGACAAGACATACTCATCTCCAGTTACTGGTAAAGAGGCTACGCTAATTGGATGGGTTGAAAGCTCAGACATAAACAAATCAAAAGAGATAGATAAAGTTCTTGCTTCATTTAAGAAGTCAAGAGTTCCGTTGCCTGCAACACAAACAATCGCAAAACAGGCAAACGTACAAGGAGGTAATGAAGTGGAAAAACTAAACGTAAAAGCTGAAAATTCAGCAGTTGTAGAAGCAACACCAGTTGCAGAAGCACCAGCTGTCGAAGCAATCGTTGAAGAGACCATGGTTGAGACTAACGTCGAGGCCGTCGAAGATGCACCAGCTGCTAAAGCAGAAGATGCAGACTCTGCTTCTGTAGATGTCTTTAAGTCAGTAGACGCAGATGCGTCAGCTGCAGTTGAAGTACAAGAGCCTGATTTTGCAAAAATGTTAGTAGACCTAAAGGGATTCTTTGCAGATACTCTTAGCAAGGCTACAGAGGCAAATGCATTACAGGTTTCTGAAATCAAAGAAACTGTAGAGACTTTTAGCAAGGGCTTAAATGCTCAAATTACAGAATTAGCAGAAAAGCACAGCGCACTTAGTGCAGCTGTAACAGAAATAAAGGGCACCATTGATGGTGTTCAAAAGCGTGTAGATGCCGTAGAAGGCGATACAGCAATCAAGAAGTCCTCAGACCTTGGCGGGTCTGCGGTAGTAGCAACAAACAAATCAAAATGGAACGGTTCTTTCCTCGGTTCCGTAAACGAAATATTTAACTAGGGTAGGTGAAATAATATGAGTAATGAAACATTAGAGAAAGCAATCGCAGCTGGTACAACAGCTACAGGTACTTTCGCATCAACAACTGGTGGAGAAGGCATTCACACTGCGTCTGAAAATGGCAACGGTGGTCTTCTTAACCCAGAGCAATCAGCTCGTTTCCTAGACTATATGTTCGACGCAACCGTAATCGGAAAAGTCGCACGTACAGTTAGAATGAAGTCTGACACAACAGAAATTGATAGAGTCGGAGTAGGCGAGAAGCTTATGAAGCTCGCAACAGAAGGTGACAACACTGGCACAAACGCAGCAGTCACATTCTCAAAGATCTCTCTCACAACAAAGAAGCTACGTCTTGACTGGGAGCTCTCAACAGAGTCACTAGAAGACAATATCGAAGGTCCAGATCTAGAAGACCACATCGCACGTATGATGGCAACTCAGGCTGGTAACGATATTGAAGACGTACTACTTAACGGTAACACAGCACTTTCATCAGATGCTCTTTACAAAGCATTTGACGGTGTTGTAAAGAAGGCCAAGGCAAATGCACACGTCGTAGACGCAGCAGGTGCAGGACTTTCCCGTGCTGTATTTAACTCAGCACTTAAGGCACTCCCACGCAAGTACAAGCAACGTCGTACAGACCTACGCTTCCTTGCAGGATCAAACTTGATCCAGGATTACCTATACTCAAACTCACAGAACATTCAGAACACTACTCCACAGGACATTGCTTCAGGCATCATCCGTGGTGATGTTCCAGTTCTTGGAGGTCCAGCAGGATATGTAGCTCCATACGCATTTGG